CATGAATTTCAGAGATAATGTTTCTTTGATTACGTACGGGGATGATAACATCGGAACAGTTTCGGCTGAGTGTACAAAGTTTAACATTGTTTCTATACACGAATTTTTGAAGGAACATGGGCAGCAGTATACTATGCCGGACAAGGACTCGGAACTCATTCCATTTATACCGATCGATGATGTGGTGTTTTTGCAACGATTTACTGTAGTTCAACCAGATGGCACAGAAGTAGGAGCCTTATCTGAGAGATCTATATTTAAAAGATTACATTGTATATTACATAAATCTGGTAATGGAATGTCTGTCAACGAGAGTTGTGCAGAAAATATTGATACGTCTTTGTGTGACTTCTATTTCCACGGAAAAGAAGTATACGAGAGACGCCGACGCGAGCTACAACAAGTGGCTCGTGAAGCTGAAATTGACCACATGTGTAGGAATTTAGACAAATCATATGAAGATTGGTTTGTATGGTGGTTCCTTAAGTATGGCAATAAAAGCGTTAGTGACAGCAAGTTAAAGTCCTTAAAACTTCCCCCGCGGAATCAGTGGGGGACCGGAGTGCAGTTAAATGATTCTATCGACGTATGGATACCAGACGAGTATGAGGTTGGTTTACACCCCGAGCGCGATCTAGGCTTCGTCGATGAACAGGATTCTTAGGAGATTAGTATTTACTAAAGGTGCCTGGCCGAAAAACGTAAATAATATCTAGTGAATGACGTTTGACCTAGATTTATATTTTGACGTCACCAAATGTTTAAATACACAAAATAAAACTGCAAGTCCCGTGGATTCGGGCAATTATAGAGTGCAAAGTTCTTTGGAGAACACCTCTGACTTTTTCCATTTTCCGGATGGAATAAAGAGGGATATCCAACATTTGCAAGTTATAACAAACAATATGGAAGGCAATGTGTTAGCAACATCCTTTCTATCTATGACTGAGAAAGATGAAATTTGTAGGATGATGGATATGGTTGATAGCATACTATCTTTGATTCGCGTTCGCGTGAGTCATATAGATGATTTAACACCATTTAAAGCACAGTCTGGACAGGAATTGAACAGTAACAAAGGTTCCAATGTGGAGTACCCATTGAACGTTCAATTCACGGATGCTGATGGAGGATTTGGAACAATGGTACCTGGTGAATTAGATAGTTTGAGATATGCCAGAGATGATAATAAAACTACACTTAAGGATGACCTTGGAAGAGCCAGACGTGTAGATTCTTTTAAATGGCAACTTGAGAATGGTAGTCAAGGACGATTTATTAATGTATGGTCAAAGTTGTTTAATGATCAATTTTTAAATGATCGTCTTACTGGTCACAAGCTATTTAGAGGTGACTTGTG